ATGACTGATTTTTTAAATACTTTAGAAAAAGAAGGTATAGTTGCAGCAGAAACTAAATACGGTAAAAAATATAGAACAGGAGAAACAGGTAGAATTCAAAGAGAAATGGATCTAATAGTACCCCGTGATCCCATTTCTCTCGCAGGAAGAATAGAAAGAATTATTAAATTACCTTATTGGATAGCTGGAACTAAAGACGTTACTATTGATCCCTTTAATCAAAAACAAATAGATGACATAGTTAAATTAGATGAACAACGCACATTCTGGAATCGTGGTATTAATTGGCATCTTATTAATTTTGCAGCGGTAGGTGCTGAGATGGCTGCTGGTGCAGTTAATGAAAACGCAAGATCACGATCACTTACAGAATTTGCAACTAATTGGGGTCCAATACTTAATCTAACACCAAAAAAACTGGGTGAGATGGGTAATTGGATGGTAAGAAAGACCTATGGTCTAGGTAAACTTATGGGCTATAGCGAATTTTCAGAAGAGGAATTAAATAGACCTGATCTTACATTTACTGATATTACTGACGCAACACCAATATCTGTTCAAGATTCTATAATGACTGCCATTGCAACGCAAATGCCGTCTGTATTTGGGCATACTCCAAATCTATTTGGACTTACTCCAGAAGATAGGGCTGCTATTACAGGAATACGAGATGTAACCGGAACCAGAGAGGCTGAAATAACAAAGCCCGGATATGCACCACGATTTGATCCTGAAACCCTACAAATAGCAGCAGAAGGTAGGCCACAAGATATATCAGATATAGTTGGATTTGGAATATCATTATTTGCTATAAATGCTGCGGCTACACGCGGTCTTGCAATGGGCGCACGTAAATTAGTAAATCAACAAAAACTTGCTACAACATGGAAAGCAGCAGAAGAGTTGCCAACTAGGGCTGGAAAGACACCACTTGGTTCAGTGCCTTCTGTATATAAATCCGATGGGACATTCGATAAAGCGGAATTAGCAAAACTAATGAGAGCATTAGATGAAGGTCACGATATTGCAGGTCTTGGTCTATTAAATTTACGTGCATCATTTCCCGGCGGAAGAAAGAAACATTTCTTCAGAAATATAATAATGAATGCTACCAATCATCCTTTCCAACAGGCAGGATGGTTACAATTAGCCCTAGCTACTAGCATTGGTGGTGTTGAAATATTAAACGAATCTCTGATAAATGAAGACGGGCGGTACATGAACCCCTTCAATCCTAATGAAGAACTGTCTCCTAGAACTGTTTTAGGGCTTAATCTGCTAGCAGGTCTGGCTTTTCCCTTGATTGGTTTGCCCGTAGGGGCAACACTCTTTAAAGCAGGATTCAATAAAACTCTTGCTGCATCATTTATGGAACTGAATGATCCTAAAACATATGAACTGATTAAACAAATAAGAGATCGAGCACCGGAAGTAAATTTTTCCCAAGCATCAAAGTTTGTACGGCGACAATTACAAGGGTACAGAAGTATGCGCGAGGATTTTCCTGAGCAAGCGAAAATACTGTGGGAAGCCTTTGATGAACTAAACAGCGGAGGAGTAAAGTATGCAGAGACAATGCGCCGCGTTGGAGCATCTGAAAAAGAAATTCAAGAACAATTAACAGCTTTCCGAGAAATCACAGCTCATGTGTGGGCTTTTGGGAGCCTAGGTGCTGCTGTCACGTATTATTCAACTGCGAAGGGCATTTGGACGGTTAAAGGTGGACTGAGCACTAAAAACATGACGAAGATAGCTGAGGACGCACAGAACCAAGCAATGCTGATGGCTAATCAACATATGTCTAGTTTAAGTATAGCAAGGGGGTTCTCTAAATTAGTGAAAAGTTTAGAAGACCAGCAAACACGTACAGCAAAAGAAGTAGGAATTGGACACAATATAGATGCTGTTGGTATTAATGATGCAATTCTCAAGTATCAAAAAATGATGGCAAATGTTTTAGAGACAACTATTGGCGGAGTAAATCCTAAAGAATTATCCGACGCTATGGTAAAAGTATTTAGAGTTACCGACGACTACAACCGAGGTGAAATTGATCTTACGGAAGCCAGAAAAACCATTAAAAGTGCGGTAGATGGTTTAACCGATCCTCAAGATCAACAACTATTTCTACAAAATATATTCCTTGCTAGAGATGGTGAGTTATTAGGAGATCTTAAAAAATTTGATGAAATAATGGATGAAGCCTTGCCAGAATTACGCGATGCAATAAATATGTCCAATATAGCTGCTGCTGATCTGAAAGCACACGTTGCTGCTTCTGTGCTTTTTGACAAAACAACAGGAACACACGATTTTCCTGTGCGTCCACCAACAAATGCTAAAGAACAACATGCGTTGGTTATGAAAGCATTTGAAGAAGTAAAAAAACTAAGTGACAAAAATTGGAAGGAAGTTTTTGACGGCGTACCGGGACCACAAGAAAAAGAGTTTGATATTACTCCATTGATTGAGATGATGGACGAGTTAGCAAAAGCTAACGAACACGGACCAATTTCAACAGGTAAATTGGGCGGTCTTATTAGACAAGTGCAAAAAATGAATCCTGATACAAATATAGCTGTCCAGTTGGCTAGAAGTGATGTACCGGATGAAGGAGACTTTCCCCTTGAGGTTTTATTAGAACGAGGAAGAACTGGTGGCGAAGGATTGTCTTTGACTTTCCAACAGTATCATGCTCTGCGTTCAGACGTTAATCAACAATTGATGGCTGAATTTAAAAAGGGTACACCCGATGCTGGATATATTAATTTGTTACAGAGAATTTCTCATACAATGGATGATGCCATTGAGGTAAAACTACAGCAAGACCCAGACGCAGCAGCACTATTTCGTGACGCAAATGACTTTTGGAGGGATCATGTTGCTGCTCCCTTCTTTAATAATAAAGCTCTGGCAATGACTCATGGAGAACAATTTCACGGCCTATTTACTAAACTTTTTTCAAGAGATGGAATAGACGGACAGAGACAGACTTTTGATCGTATGTTCCCAGAACAAAAGGACGGTGTAGATAATCCAGACAGAAAACCTGCCCTAGAACTTTTAAGAGAAGCAATGATACGTGAAGTCATTGGCGACAGACCCTCAATGAACAGGGATGAATTTTTCTTTGCTCTACGTGAAAAGGCTTCAAAAGAAAATCCCGGCATGTTCAGTGCTCCTACTGTAGATGCAGATGGTAATATAACTGGTGGTGGCTTTCTTGATGTTCTTATGGGTAGCGTTGCGAGTGCCAAAAAGTTTGATACGCTAAATATTATGGCTCCAAATATTGATGATAAGGGACACATTAACACTTTAGCCCCAAATATTCATATTGGAGCTTCTACTGAAAAAGCCTTTGGTTCTTTACAATTTGCTGTTCCACAAAGTATAAAAATTCAGGATAACGTTCTTGAAGTGATCATAAGCAATGCTGCGACACAAATAAATAAGGTACGGGTTAATAAAATAAATGATCTTAATAAAGGATTTTGGAAAAAACTAGAAAAGCAGGATAATAAGTCCCCCAACTTTACTCGTGAAACTTTAGATTGGATACTTAAAGATAACGATGGAAAACTTGCTGCTCAAATATACAAGGCACTTTTTGATGACATGAACGAACTTGTAGGTGAAAGTGAAGCCCTTGCCTACCAAGAGTATATAAATAGAGCCTTAATAAAAGATCTCCATAATAACTACATGCAAATAACCAAAGCAGTTAGCCCATCAGAGCTACTAGATCCCAAGGCTACGGTCAAGCTCAAGGACAATATAAGAGACCGCAAAGAATATTTTATACAATATCGGCCCCTATTTAGGGAAGCCTTGGGAGGAGACACCGAAGCTGTTGGTTATCTTTTAGATATGGTAAGCATGGCAGAACAGCCAGCGATGAGTATTATTAGGTTCTCCGAGCAAGTTAATCAATTTACTGCCAACGGAGCATTATCAAGAGCATGGGGCGTTGCACGTAATGTGGTTAGTCCACGGTATGTAATTTCCGAATGGTTCTTGAGGTCGATGTTGGCAAATAGAAGTGAAGTTCTTATAAAAATGTTATCTACACCAGATCTCGCCCCGTATCTAATGGATGCTGTACGGGTTGGACAAACTCCATACAAAGTACAGTTCTTCTATAAAACACAACTCATTGGTGCAATGGTTGCAGGAGAAAATGATGTTGATAAAATTGATGAAATACAAGAAAACATAGAAACTTGGTTTAAACAATCACAAGAAAATGGAGATGATTTCATACAACACACCCTGTCTATGTATTTTGCCGCACAGAATCCACAGATGGCTAGACTATTGTTACATGAAATGGATCAAAGAAAACAAGGAAAATCTTCAAATTTACTAGAAATAATGCAGAGACAACTAAAAACTCCCAGAGGTGTACAGGAAAGGTTACAGCCCAGACAAATTAGAAATCCTCTTACACAAACTCTGGGGTTAGGAAATGAGTGAAGAAAGACAAACGGAAGTCCTTCTCGCCATAGGTAGGTTGGAAGGTAAAGTCGATGCACTCATGGCTTCTCATAAAAGTCTCGAACTTGACCTCCGTAGTCTCGGTAAAAGAGTAAGTAGTTTAGAAAAAGAACGCTCAAAGCTGTACGGAGCTGGTGTTGTTCTGACTTTCATCGGCGGTGGTATTGTATGGGCAATTAGTATGCTAAGAAGTCCATAAAGGAAGGGGATATTGCAATGAATATAAACATTGTAATAGAACTTTTTGAGAAAGTTGGAATCCCTGTACTAACCGCAGCAGCCGCAGGGTACGGTCTTTGGTGGTTAATAAGATGGATAACAGGAACCTTTCGTCAAGATGTTCTAAAAGCTATTAAAGAACTCCATAAAGAAATGGATGAAGAAATTAGGGACACCAGAAATGTGACCGATAAGAGATTATCGGAACTCAATATTATGGTGGTTCGGCTAATTGATCGTGTACGTGTCGTCGAAAAAAACTTTATAGAACACGATGAAACAATGCGAGCAATTTACGCTTTAGGTGCAAAACCTGTACGCAAACAAACTCGACACGAAACAATAGAAGAATTAAAAGAACAAATTAAGGATGCAGGCGGCTAGAGATGGAGGCTTTACTAACTCTTTTAGGTTTTTTACCTGTAGCCGAAGCAGTATCTGGAGACTCTTCAGGAGGGAGTGCAATGGGCGGTATACCAATGGAACTTATAACGATGCTAGGTTCATCCATATTGGGTGGTGTTATGTCCATCTGGGGTCAAAGCATTAAAGCAAAAGAAACCAACAACAAGTTAATGATGGCTGCAATGACCAAAGAAGCAGATGTTATTGACAAAGCTAGACGATATGATAATCCCCATTTTCAGTGGACACGCCGTCTTATAGCATTAGGAGCCATTAGTGCAATTATCATATGGCCCAAGGTCGTAGCTGTTTTCTATCCCGACATTGCTGTAACAGTAGGTTGGACACAATTCAACCCCGGCTTCTTATTCCTTGAAGGACGAGATGTAGTTCAATGGAAGGAAATGGTGGGCCTTGTAATAACACCACTTGATACCCATTTAGTTTCTGCCATAGTAGGTTTGTACTTTGGTGGATCTCTGGTTAAAAAATAAGGAGACATAGGATATGCCAGAAGAAAATAAAAGTCATTCAGACCAGTGTACGAATCCCAATTGTGGCTGTGATTGTACTACTTGTCAAGACGGCGAATGTTTATGTGGTTGTCATCTAGTAAGAGATATGGAATAATAACATGGACAGTCATATGAAAAAAATATGGGGCATGTATTATGACTGGGAATTGCTATTTGGATTTGTAATGTTTTTAATGGTAACAGGTATAGCTGTTATTATATTGTTTTAAGGAGTAAATAATATGTATAGTGACATATATAAAATTAGATTGCCCAGAGAAGTTCTAGCCGATGTGGAAGAAACAACACTCCCCAAACAAGCAAAAGCTCCCCGAAGAAAGGGAAGACAACATTTAAAACCATTCACAGGTAAAGAACCACCCCCTATAATTAAAGAAATTCTAGCTGCCGTTGAAAGTCCTGTTAATTAAGTTTCTTATTTTTAATCTTTTCATGTAACGTAGGTAAATCTGGAATTTCTTGTTCCACAGCCTTTGATGGATATTGTATATCTGTAACGGAACCACAATATTCTTCCATTTGAACCATCATAGTTTCTATCAAAGTATTGCAGTATTTCATAAGATTAGCAATATCATGGGTGTAATCAAAGTCTGGCATATACTCATCCATGTATTCAATGAAATCATCTGCGTCAACCTTCGATACCTCAATCGCAGGATTTAATGAATTATTTGCATCAAGCATAAGAGAAAACGTAAGGACTGGTGTATACCGTCCTTCTTTTTTTGTCCCATTTCTTTTATCAGACATCAACTACCTCACAAACATCCCCAACACAACTAAATTCTTGTGTGCCTTTTGTATTGTCCTCCTTTTCAAATTCACTGAGTTTACCAAAGTCAATTGTTTTTGGCATAGAAAGTATTAGAGTGTCATACGTTTCTTTATCTATAGCCTCATAGGGGGCTTGAGTATATACTGCATCGGTGTGTGGGAAAAATGACACACCTGACATATGTTCAAAATTATTATATACCCATGCTGCAACATCAAGCCACTGGTGTTCTTTAACGGTTACTGTGATACTAGGCTTATGCTCACACCAATGTTTTTGATAGGTCAACCATATGTCTAAATGAGACAGAGGGTTAAGATCATCATTTATAATTGATCCTTGTGGAGCAGCAATCGGAAATGAAAATACAGCGGTATTTTTACTCTCAACATCTCCTACTGCATCTTCACAGGGTACGCCTGAGTCGGTCAGAAAGCGGGTCAGGGGGTCTTTTTTATCTCCCCGCACCCTTCGTATATAATACTTGCTGTGACGAGCGTGGATGCCACTAGCAGCGTCTACAAGCTGGCTTACAGTGCCAGAAGGCTTAACACACGTAATGGCTGTGCTTTGGGGTATACGAAATTTTTCTGCCCACTCTTTGTTGGTTTCAACTGCCTTAGTTCTAAGGTCACGCAATAGAACTTCAAGCGGCTCGCCAATTTCATGGGTAAGCGGATTGTCCATGATGCCCGTTAGACTAACGCCTAGTAGCCTCTCTTCTTCGGTAGTCCGTTGCCATATCTTCCGAAGATACTTAAAGTCAGTTAAAGTTGCTTGGTATGTACCTAAAATTGTAGCCAGTCGGACTTTCTTTAATAGGCTTTCTTTGGTGTCATCCTTTTTAACAACAACTTCAGTGAGATTACAGAATTGATATGGGCGTAAAATAATTTCACAACAAGGATTTGTACCAAAATCATGTTCGGTTTCTCGACGACCATTTTGAGCTGCTTGTTTTTGAGCAGCAGCACGACTAAACATTCCTCTCTCACCAGAACGGCTTTTGTATAGAGCTTGCCATTCTTTCATAAAGATACCCATTTCTGGTCGATCCTTATAAACCGCTGAATTATTTGCATAAGATCTATAATTGTAATGTGTCCACCAGTCACCGGATTTCGCAGATCGTAGCAAATCATCACTAAGATTACTAAGAGAGATGAGGGCTGAACGACGAACACCACCTACTACTACTACTTGTGCCGTCTTACACACTAAATCATGGCACTCGATACTACTCAAACGCCGTCCAGCCGCCCTCCTGAACAGATTAACCGCAAATCTGAACAGATCGTCAAGTGGTTCGGGTCCAGAAGCCCGACCACCAAAGGTTCGTAGTTTTGCACCAGCAGGACGTACTCTACTCATATCCCACGTTGGTACTTGACCAGCATACAATAATGACACCAATTCTTTAAAGCCTCTGGCCCAACCAGATTTACTGTCTGCTACATGGATTACAGTAGCACTTTCCTCAAAGTGTTCTTCAACAACAGGAAGTTTGGTAACATTATCTCTTTCTACTGAAAAACCAACACCAGTGCCATTCATAAGTATATAAAGGATTTCATCAAAAACACGAGGACTATCAATAGGTACATAACTACAATTATATGCAGCTATATTGCATTTATCCACAGCCTTTCCAGAGGTCATAAGTAATCGCATAGAAGGCATAATATCTAAATTTAAAACAGCCTTTTGTAATTCTTCAATATTTACAAAACCAACTATCTTCTTAAATCGTGGTGTCGCATATTCAAAATAGCGATTAACTGTTTCTTCCCACGTTTCTCGGCGGTTGTGTTCCTCTACCCAACGAGAGTAACGAGATGTGTGTATGTATTCTTGATATGGTGTCGGCAACTGCGGCATTATATATTCCCCTTTTCTTTATCTACCATTTATTATTCCTACATGATTAAACAAACTACCCGGCTCTTTTTGTACTACACTTAATTTATCCAATGGAGGATAATAGTTCCCTGATACTGAAATTCTTGTTTCATTGCTAAGATTTCTTGCAGTCATGTGTGGAAGATAAGTAGGAAAAATAATCAAATCACCAGCTTTAGGTATGACATCATGGAAATGTCTATACTTATCAACTTGCAATATTCCTACAAAAGTTCCACTATTTTCGGGAAAAGTAACCCAATACACAAATGATAATCCGGGAGGTCCGGGATCTTGATGAGTATGAAACATAGTAGACTGGCCCGGCTCTACCAAATGTGTCCATGCTTCATCTCCATTTATCAAATATTTGTTAATAGATTTAACTACACGATCTACTTTTTCTAATAGATGTGTAACAGCAGGTGTTTTTGGTAAAACGGAATCTTCCACACTAGAAGATCGAGTATTAAAATTCATCTTCGTATTACGTTCTTGCAATACATCGTTTTCAATCTGTTTATTATCTACTTCATCCAAAAGACTGTACCTCGACATGCCAATTAAAATAATAGGTGAAAACTGTCCTCGCACGATCATACACCGCTTAAATCTGGTTCTTTGTATTGATCAGACTTCAGTACCTTACCATCCTCACGATATACAGGTTCTCCATCCTTTCCTAATTTTGACATATTTGAATTGTGTACTCGATTAAATATAACCTGCATATCCCAACCAAAATCTACAAACAACCCAACTACCACATATAACAAATCTGCTGCTTCTTTCTTTACCTGTTCCTCATTTCCCATACTTAGCGCCGTAGACAACTCAATAAATTCTTCTTCTATTAGTACCCTACGAAGATCCAACATATCAGCAACATGAGCATCAAATGTCCAATCAGAAAAATTCATATCAGTTGGACGTTTAAATGCTGTCTGGAACTGGCTCACAGCATCTTGCATGGTGCGATGCCTAATCATCATGGCAAGTGCTTTTCTAGTGTAATGGCTGTATTATGTTGAGTACGCTTCTCAATAAGTTTTTTCAAAAACCATTCAGCCTTTTTTAAATCCTCTAGGGGATTTTTTTTATGCTCATATCGGCTGATGTATTTTATAATGCTTCCTTCAAGATACCCAAGAAACCTATCAACGGACATCTGATGTTCCATAATTTCAATAGTTTCCATTGTGCCATTTTGATAGTGCGGCGGACTATTTATAGGGTCAGTAGTAAGTTGAACACCAGCTTTTTCATCCATGAGTTTTTCATAATTTGTTCGAGTGTCTAGGGGTTTTCCGGCGTTTTCTTTTTCCCATATTTCAATTTGTTTTTTACCGCCTTCACCTTTCCAAGTACCATCAATAACCTTAGTCATCATCATCATCTTCCTCTCGTTTTACCAGCCAAGTTTCATCAATAATTTTGTTGCTATACAAAAAGCCATGCCGAGAACACCACTGAGCATAGGTCATTTTAGCATTCTTAGTTAATTTGTTGTCACAATTAGCAAAAACAAACCGGACATCAATATTAGGGTGTTGTGCTCTAAATGTCAAATGTTTTGTTCGATCCTCCGGTGCAAAAAATCCTTTGGTTTCAACATAAAATTGATGCTCAGGAAAATAAAAATCTGGTGTGTATGTTGTAGTCTTTGGTACATATGAGTAGGTGTCTGGTTCATAATCAAAAGAAACACCACGCCTAATTAAATCCGAAGCAAAATCTACTTCAAAATTACTACGGTATTTTGTACCTGCCACTCGACGGGCCATTCTAGTTCTACGAGCCAAGAGATGTCCTCGGTGATCGCAAATTCGGTGAAACATATTTTGGTTGGTAGGAGTGCAAAAGATGATCTATGGATTTTATAATAAATTTCAATGTCTTAGGAGCTTTACTTTTCATCGGACCATTCTGTTCCTCCTGCAAAAACATATTTTCTATAAAAACAATACCTCCAAGATTTAAAATATTTTGAATACGACTTATATCTTCGGATAACACTTCTACGTGTTGTCGATAATCAACATCAGACCAGTAGGCTTCCCAATCATTTGACGCAACAGACTTTATTGTTAAGTACAAAGTATTAGTACATGCTCTAAGAAATTCACTTCCACCTTCCTTCTTTTCATTTTCAGCGTAAATAAAAAAACATTTTTCATTATTAACAACATCACTTTCGGTAAATTTATCTACAGCTATTAAAGGCATTATTTTATAATCTCAATCTCAGCATCTGTTTTAACTACTACTCTAGCGCCACACGCTAACACAGGTTTATCGTTACCCCCATAAAGTACTCTACTTGGACCGTTTATTGCAACTTCATGGCAGTATGTATTTTTAGATCCCTGTTTAATTGTTATAACAGGTTCATTAGTGCCATGTTTTTTATTCGCACGAATTTTATGTTGGTTTACATGAATATATTTTGTTTTTGTTCTCATCAGATTTGTTCATTTTTTAGAACAGAATACCACACCAATGGTGGATTTTTGGCATCCGAAGATACTTTGTGATGTAGTTTGGCTTTCGGCCAACAATGAGATTTAAACCTACAAAAACTACAGGTGGTGTTCATAAGACGATTACCAGTTGGTGTACCCTTATATTTTTCTGGAATATCTTCTAATTTCTGTAAGGGAACAGTTGTATCTTTTAAAATACGAATATTGTGGGCTGCGGTATTAAGTGCAGCTTCGCGTTCTTCATCTTGAATACTAGGTGCAGAACAAATTTGTATTTCACCCGACGATTTGTTAATAACAATCCAGCCACCAAAGGGTTTGTTTTCTGCTGCTCCATATAAATGTCCCTGTACTACATAGCCAAAGGGATCATTATCTTTAACACGCTTGTAATTAGTAAATTTACTGGTAAAAGCATAGGGACTTGATGTTTTAATATCCCATACAGCACCATCAATAATTATGTCCAGTGTGCCCTGTAACATAACACCTTCTAATTCAAGCCTAACTGGTTTTTGATAGCCCTGCACATTAACACCAGCTTCTTTTAACTGAACGTAAATCAGTGCTTCAAGTATATCACCAAATAAAAAACGATTAACTGAATTATATTCTAATTCTGTTTTAGTTTCAACACCATCTCGTTCTAATTGCTGTTGACAAAGAGGTTTACCTAATGCAGACATACGCATTGACCATCTACGGGCAGATCCAGTAAATTGTTTACTCAAAGCCCTAGCACATTCTCTTTTAAAAAAAGCAATAGAAACAGGGGAGATGTCTGCCTCCCCCGAAACTACCTTTTGCAAATAAAGTTGCAGATACTCCTTGATGAGATTATTCATCCAAGGCTTCTACAACCTCCACATCCTCAAAATCTTGGCGAGTTTCACGATACTTATCTTCAATCTGCGAATTATGCTTATTCACAAGATCCATGAAACTTTCCAGAAGTGGAACATCTCCCTTTGGGGCAAATTCAACGTAATCTTTTACGTCAATTTTAGCCTTATAAAAAACATTCCCACCATACTTTTGTCTAAGAGTACTTAGTGTAGCACGAGTATTAAACAAAAGTTTGCCTTGTTTTTCTAAGGTTTTAATCCAATCGCTAACAGGCATAAAATTACTGCCTCTCGCGTACCACATATGGGGGATCGCCGCATCACTATCACTAGCTGCAACTGTTCCATATAAAACCTGAGAACACTTAATTCCTGCTTGAAGAGTTCTTGCAGGATCATCGGCGGCAAGTTTCTCTAACTCCTTTCGGTCTATCTTGCCACATTTCAAACCACCAGTCGTATCAAAGAAACTATCGCCAAATGATGCAGCTTGTATAGTCATTGACGAATAATTTTGTTCGCTTTGATCCCATACACTATACATATATCGACGAAGAAATGGACGAAAAATAACAGTCTCAGAATAGACAGTTTCTCCACTCTCATCTTGTATACGCCACTGTCCACGAGGAAGGGACGTACCCTCATCATCTTCCGTGCTGTGTTCAATAGCAAGTCGTGGCAAAAATGAGCTACCACCCTCGCTAGTCCTCGAGGACAAATCCTTTTGACCCAATGCAGCCATCAAAGCATCTGTATCTATATTTTTTGCCGTAACCAGATCGGTTATACTCGGCATTACTGCTA